CTTGCGTTACCGTTGAAGCTGTGGGAACGAATACTGTGCTTTGTGTATTTTGGCCTTTAAGAATATTTGTCCCAATTTGCAATAGCTCTCCTGCTGCTACCGCTTTAAGATCAGCGCTCTTAAAGTTATTTCCGGTCCTTAATGCGCCCAATGCGGCCGCGCCAAAATTTCCACTTTGGAAATTAGTGATAGCATCGTTGGCACCTTCCACCAGACCGCCCGGTCCTAATATACTTGTTGTGCCGCCACCAATGCTGGTCAATGGGCTTGGTGTACGATCGTAGTGTATTCCACCAAATCCTAACACTGTACCATTACTAACTCTACCCGATGCATATTGTACTGCTTCGTATGCTACGGTCATAGTATGTTCTAACGGTGTATACTCACCTGTGGTATGCTGTCCATGTTGAAAACTTTGTATCATTGGTCTGATTAAAGTATATGAACTAAAAGATTTTTGATGTAAACTATAAATTCTAATACTATTAATATAGTTTGGAGTGCCTTGAGTAGCCCTTGGACTAAATCCCCAACTTAATTCTTGTCTTTGTTTATATTTGTGTTCTTGGCTGTACATCGCTTCATTATGGTCTGCATCTCTGTAATAATGAGAATAATATCCATACCAAAATTTACGCACTACATCAGCACTGTCATCATGGAATGTGATTGTCAATGGATCGTAGTTAATTTTGTCTTGGACTAGATTTTTACGATTGTAGGCATTGTATATTTTATTTGTGACGGTAAATCTAGGCAGTGCTACAGATTTAGCCATCATACCTATCTCAACTTGACTTTGTTGATCAGTGTCAGAAATTATTGGATTTAGATCCACAAAAACATGGAATAGACTTTGAAGCTTGGGACTAAGTCTATACAAGCTGTCAACAAAGGTTCGTGTAGCATGTTGGTAATCTCTTATCTGATCACCTTCAGCTAGCTGTTTTAAGAAGTTATTAGCGATGCCGCCGATTAAAGCCATTCTGTTATCCCATTTATATTATTTATCGAGATAAAAAAGCCCGGATTTTAACCGGGCTTTGAAGTGTTTCGTCTGGATTATCCAGTGATTACTGTACCTAGTGTTCTTGCTACTGTAGCGCCAATACCTGCACCTACTGGTGTTTGGATAGCATTGTCATAACGGATAGTTAGAGCGATAGTCAATGGTTCGTTAGTAGAATAGTCAGCATTAGAATACTCTGTATTTGATAGATAACAACCATATAATTCCCAAGTTTCAAGAACGTTTGGAGCACTTGTACCATTGCCACCATCAAGTACTTCAAAATTAGTTTGGAATTTATAGTCAATGCCTGAACTTGCACTTGCTTGTTCCATGAAGTCAAATTGTTTCTGTAGCTGTTCACCAACACGTTTTGCAACTTCACCACCTGCATCATCACGTAGGGTAGTAGTAACTACTTGCCACGTTGGTTTACCAGCAAGATAAACTTTACTGTTGTAGATTGGTATAACCATTTCTTCAAATTCTAATGTAGGACGTTTGAAATCCATGACTTGTTTTGTTAGTTCAGTACTTGGTTGACTAACACCAAAATTTAAGAAAGTCACGCGAAAGCGGAACTTTAATTTTGGCATTAACAGGCCCTGTGCTGAAGCACTTTGGTCTGTTGATAGTGGTACTGTAAATCTGCTTAATGATGATGTTGCCATCTTATTTTCCTTTTAATACTTTAATAGTATTTACCTGTTTTTAGTGTTGATACTGGGGAGCGTTAACTCCCCATTATCTACGTATATTATCTAATACTCAATGGTGCGCCAGTATTTTGTAAACGCACTGGAATATAAATGAATTCGATAGCCTTAACTGGTTGTATAGCGATATCAACCCATAATTCATTGCGATCAATACGATCTGGTGTATTATTAGTTGTATCGCAAACTACTAGATAGTCATATAAACCACGTTTAGCAACTAGGTCATTTAGCACACTTTCAAATGCTGATTTAACTTGTGTGCGTGTGATGTTATCATTTGGTTCAAACAAGAATGGACTTGCAACTTTTGGCAATACTAATCTTAAGTAACAAACTAGTCTAGCTACGTTAACACGATCCATTGCTGATGTCATACTAGCACGTGTCTTTTGACCGTATGCTACTAGACCAACACCTGGTAATACTGTTAGCGGATTAACATTACTTGCGTATAACAAGTCGCGTAGGCCCGGTGTAACACCAATACTACGGAATAAATTGTTATCAGTTGTGTCAATATAACCAATGCTTGACGCATTGTCAATCAAGCCACGACGTACACCAGCTGGTGCAAACCATGGATAGCTTTGTTGATCACTACGGATATATGTACGCAACATCATGTGTGATGCTGGAACAACCACGCTGTTACCTGCTAGGTCGGTACCTAAACCAGCTGGGTAGTAAACACCTAGGTATTCACTACGTGTTACTAATCCAAGTGCGCCATTGTCATTTGCAAGATTTTGGTTAGTAATCCAAGGTTGAACTTGGCTTGGTGTTAGATCTAACGGAGCATCACCAATAATAAATGATGTTTGTAAACGATCGTTGTTTAATGTAACTAAATTATCTAACAACTCAGGATAACCTGGGCAAGCAATTAAGTTAAATTGTGTTTGTTCTTCACGTAATGCTGTGCTTGATTCAACCGCAGCAGTAAGAGCTCTTACTATAACGCTACGTTGTGCTTTATGACCAAAGAACGGAACACCTAGTTGATCTAACCCACTGCGTGTTACCCATGTACTTAATACTGTTGGTGGATTTGTGTCATCAGCAAATTGTGTGCTTTGGAACTCTTTAACATTATAACCACTGCGACGTGTGTTAAACAACAACATACCTCTTGGGTGTAGTCTATAATCAGGAGCATCTGAATCTAAATAATCACTGGTTAATAAACTAGCAATTGTTGGTAAACTACCTGTGATAACATCTACGTTACCTGTTGATGACCAACGTGCATCAGCAAATAGGATACCGTCAACACTTACATTATCGGCATTGTCAATTAATATCCAGGTCTGTGTTGGACTGTTATAACGATAAATTTTTGGATAATTTTCAAGATCGCTTGTATCAATCCATATATCACCTGAAGCCAATTGGCCACCACCTGCTTGTTGTAATGGTTGACTAGCTGATAAAATTGGACCTTCTTGATCTGTGTTTGATAAGTCATAGCCACGTGCATCATTTACAACGTTTTGGTAACCTTTCCAACCTGCACCATCGTTGATTAGGATATCAACTTCTAATGCATTGTTATAGTACCACAATGTATCATCAGCTGGGTTGCTGAATGGAGCAGTTGTTGAGTATGTATAAGTCAATGCTTTGAATGGGCTAGCTAGGTATACGCTACCTGCACTAATAGCCTGCATGTTGTTATCAGTGATAAGACCAGTTGTAGTTAGTGGAGTACCACTTACGTAGGTAAATCTAATAGTACCACCAGCTAGGTGGCTAATATAAATTGCACCAGCTGAGGTAAATCCTGCAGCAATATTTGGCAAGCCTGCTGCTAAAATTGTGCTTACTAGTGTCGTTGCTGGAATTGCATTACCACTGCCTGGAATTGTAATTGTAGCTGTTTGTGTTGTACTAGTACCGGGAACAGTTACTTGCATTGTAAAGCTGTTACCTGCACTGTAAACAGCAGAACCACCTGCAGTTGTACCAGTTACGGTTGTTGCACCAATTACAGCTTTTCTGTATAGTTTACCAGTCACTGTACTAGTGCCAACTGTATCATATTGTACATATAATGTGCCTACTGCTAGATCACCGCCGCCGGCTACTGGACTTAGTCCGTAGATTGCTGCATTATCGCTAGAATATAACGGAGCCGCTTGTAATACCCATGAATCTAAATTGGCATCATATTCTTTAATACCCCAATTTGCACCGTTGCCTGTACCTGATGTTTTTAACCATATGCTACCAACTGGACGAGGACTAGCATCTGTTACTCTCCAAGCTGGAACATTTCTGTAGTCGCTAAATTGTACTGTTGGTCCAAATAATGTTTTAACATTGCCTGAATCATCGTTGGTCCATAGACCTAAACGTAATGAGCTATCAGTTGCACCAATTGTTGTACCTAGAGTAATTTTTAATTTACCGTCTGGTAGACTTACGTTACCAGTACTTGCAGCTAGGCTATTAGTAAAAATTTCAATTTGACCTGAGCTGTTTGCTCTAGCACTAACACCTGTAATACCTGCACTGTTAATATCGCCGGCTGTGCTAGTAACTGTTGTGCCTGTTAATGTAACGTTAACACCGTTAAGCACCATTTTTTGACCAATCGCCAAGTTAGCTGGATTAGCGATACTACCAACAATTGTTGGAACAACATCTGCCCATGAATCGCTGCCCACTAGTGTCCAAGCATTTTGATAACCTTTGTAATATACTGGATTAGAACTGCTGGTTGCTACTACAGCGTAATCACCAATGGTACCAACTGAAGCTAGTGGTACACTAGAGCTTAATAATGTTAAGTCAGTGATAACTGTTGGAGTTTGTAATGTAAATTCATTATCATAATATTCATAAATACCCCAGTTTGTGCCTGATGTACTAATGTCTAACCAATATGTGCCATCACTTGCGTCACCTGTTGGGCGAATACTTGTACCTGTAAGTTGATCTAGATCAACATCAGCACGTTGTACCCAAATTTGGTTGCTTACACCTAATGCGCTATAAGCAGCCAATAAACCGTATTCATTACGTTCGTCACCATTTAATGGATT